AGTAGAAACAAGGAGTTTTTTGAACAGACTACTTGTCAATGGTGAATGGCAACTCAGCACCGTCTGGCCAAGACCAATCTACAGTATCACTATTCACGCCACAAAAAGAAATGCTGCTCGCACTAGTCCAGATTGTTTTTTCTTTAGGTCGTCCCCTGATTAATTCAACCCAGAAGCACGGCCTTATACAGTCTAGCCCTGTTAGCTCAGGATGTTGAACGAAACTCCCGCTATACCCTGACCAATCAGTCATTGCCACAACATCTTGCCTCACAGAGAACTTACTATCAGTCTCTGTCCATCCATTAGGATCCCAAATCATCTCAAACCCATGTCTGGAACTGTGACTTTTGGTCCTTCCTATCCAAACACCATTACCATACCTATATGAAAATCCCTTTACTCCGTTTGCTCCATCAACATACACTGGACCACAGCTGCCTGTTCCATCTTTGGGACGCGGGTTGTCACCGAAAACCCCACTGCAGATGTATCCTATTTGATAATCCAGGTTTTGATCGAAAGACACCCATGGCCGGTTCGAACCATGCCAATTGTCTCTGCACACACACATCACTTTGCCGGTATCAGGGTAACAGGAACATTCCTCATAGTGAGAATTAGGTGCATTCAACTCTATTGATTTAGTAACCTTCCCCTTTTCGATCTTGAAAATTTTGTACGAGGCCAGCCCATCACTCGGGCCATCAGTCATTATAGTAAAACATGAACCATTTACACAGGCACATTCAGACTCTTGTGTCCTCAATATTTTCTTCCTCCAACTTTTTATGGTTTCAGTTATTATGCCGTTGTATTTTAATACAGCCACTGCTCCATTATCTGGACCTGAAATTCCGATTGTTAGCCAGCCCATGCCATCATGACATGCACTTGCTGACCAAGCAACCGATTCAAATCTTGAATTGTACGGGGACGGAGCTTCACCGACAGGGCAGCTCATTAAGGCCCTATAAGGGCTTCTGTCCTTAACAGTCCCATTTGAATGCCTGTCATTCAGTAAGGCACCTTGGGTCAGAAAAAAGGTCCTGCATTCCAAGTGAGAACATGAAATAAAGGGCTCTCTTATGACAAAAACGTCTCCTTTGGAACCAATTCTTATGCTATTGTCTTTGCTGTATATAGCCCACCCACGGATGGGACAAAGAGATGAATTGCCGGTTAATATCACTGAAGTTGTGTCCTTTACCCAGGTGCTATTTTTATAGGTAATGATGTTTTGGTTGCATATTCCAGTATGGTTTTGACTTCCAGTTTGAATTGAATGGCTAATCCATATTGAGATTATATTCCCTATTTGCAATATTAGGCTAATTAGTCCGACTACCAGACAGATTGATCCAATGGTTATTATTTTCTGATTTGGATTCATTTTAAACCCCTGCTTTCGCT